CCGCCGCCCGCCGGATCTGGCAAGCAGTCGGTCTGCCGCAACTGCGGCACGAAACGCAGCGCTGCGGTCGAGGACAGGGCCTGCGACGGCCCTCGCATGGATGTGCATATCCCGACCCGCGCAGATTATGACCCGTTCGATCCATGAACGCTCTGCAGCCTCAGTTCGAGCTGGCTAGACAGATCAGCCAGTTCTACGACGACCCTCTGGGTCACGTCCTCTTCAGCTACCCGTGGGGGACGGGCAGCCTGAAGGGCAGGGCAGGGCCGCAACGATGGCAGCGGGAGTTCCTCGAGTCTGTCGCTCGTGAGGTTCAGAAGCGCCGGTTCGACGGCACCACCCCCGTCGCCCCCATCCAGTTCAGCACCGCATCAGGACACGGCATTGGCAAGAGCGCTCTGGTGGCGTGGCTGATACGCTGGATCATGGACACGCGACCGATGGCGAAAGGTGTCGTGACAGCAAACACCGGTGAGCAGCTCAGGACCAAGACGTGGGCCGAGCTGGCGAAGTGGCACACCCTCGGCATCACAGCACCGTGGTGGGAGTTGACCAGCGGCAGCGGCAGCCTGAGCTACTACCACCGCGAGTACCGAGAGCAGTGGCGTTGCGACGGCCAGACCAGCCGCGAGGAGAACAGCGAGAGCTTCGCAGGCCTGCACTCAGCCAACAGCACCCCTTTCTATATTTTCGACGAGGCGAGCGGCATCCCCGACAAGATTTTCGAGGTCCGCGAAGGGGGCCTCACCGACGGCGAGCCGATGGTTTTTGATTTCGGCAACCCGACGCGGAACAGCGGGCGCTTTCACGCCAACATGATGGGCAAGCACCGCAAGAGCTACATCCGCAGGACCATCGACAGCCGCGACGTGGAGCAGACCAACAAGGCCCTGTTCGAGGGCTGGGCAGAGATGTACGGCGAGGACAGCGACTTCTTTAAGGTCCGCGTCAAGGGCGAGTTCCCGACATCGTCCAGCCTGCAGTTCGTCCCGTCGAGCTACTACGACGACAACGTCCACCGCGACGTCTACGTCGGCCCAAGCGACCCGATGGTGATGGGCGTCGACGTTGCCCGCTTCGGCGACGACGACAGCGTCATCTGGCTGCGGCACGGTCGCGACGCAGAGTCAATCGGCTTCAAGCGGTACAAGAGCGTCGACACCATGACGCTGGCCTCCGAGGTCGCACGCATCGCTGGAGAGTACCGCCCAGATGCGGTCTTCATCGACGGCGGCGGCGTCGGTGGCGGCGTGGTCGACCGATGCAGGCAGCTCGGCGTCGATGTCATCGAGATCAACTTCGGCGGCAAGTCCCCCGTCGTGGGCTTCGCGAATATGCGGGCGTACATGTGGAGCCGGATGCGCGACGCCCTGAAAGACGGCGTCAGGCTGCCCGAGGATCTGGACTTGCAGGCGGATCTGATCGGCGTCGAGTACGGCTACAGGCCCAACAACGACCTGCTGCTGGAGAGCAAACAGTCCATGAAAGACCGAGGCCTGAGCAGCCCAGACTTGGCTGACGCTCTGGCCCTGACCTACGCCATGCCGGTCGTCCCGCACAGCCGCGCTGGCTACAAGGGGGAGGCCTTCGAAGCCGCTGGCGGAGATTACGACCCGTGGGGTTGATCCGCCAGTAGACATGTCAACCCCTTTCGCGTAGGTTCCGCGCATGAAAGCACTCGTGTTCTTTTCAGATGACAACACCCACCCCCTCGCATTTATGCTGCGACGGGGGTGCCGCCACGTCTGGTGCGCCGTCTACGACGACCGCACGCGCATGTGGATCGAGTACAACACAGGCGCGTTCGGGCACGATCTGCGTGTCGCCTGCGACGGCGACTTCGACCTCTCCCGATACTACGAAGACCAAGGCGTCGAGGTCTTTGCGATCAACACCGGCGACCCGTCGATCCATCTGCCCTACACCCTCAACAACTGCGTCGGCGTCGTTAAGGCCGTCCTCGGGCTTTCGTCGTGGGCGCTGACCCCATCCCAGCTCCGCCGCCACATCAAGCGGCTACCGGTAGGAGATCTTGCATGCCCAAGCTACGCCTTAGACTGACCCTCGCAGGATTCGGAGGCAAGACGCCTGCGCCTCCGCCGCCGCCGTCCGCTCCGCCTGCACCTCCGTCGCCCGCGCAGAGCGCCAGAGGTCTAGCACCCCAGCAGGGGCGGCAGGGCAAGAACCCGTTCGGCGTCCGCAACATCGGCGGGGCCGGTGGCCTTAGCATCGCCAATACGATGCGGGCGCTGAAGAGCCTGACAGGGATGTAGGATGGGCGGCACCGTCAAGGTCAATCACGGCAGGATCAACGAGGCGCAGTTCACCTACGCCCCGAACGGTGCCCTCATGGTCGGGCAGCCGTCGATCATCTTTGACGGCAAGGCCCTAGGGGCTGATCGGGGCGATGTCTGGCAGGAGGTCGGCACCGGCAGCACATCCTACTCCAGCCCCATCACTACGATGTCCGTCACCGCTGGGCAGTACCAGATACTGAACAGCGTCAGGACGATGCCGTACTTCGCTGGCTATCCGATGTACGCCGAGTTCACTTTCGACACGTTCGCTCCGCAGGCAGGCGTCGTAAAGCGCGTCGGGTACTTTTCCAGCGCGGCGACCGCGCCCTACAACAGCGCCCTCGACGGGTTCTGGCTGGAGAGTGATGGCACGACCCTGCGGATCAAGGCATCTCGCGGTGGCGTCCTGACCGCCAACATCCCGTTCAGCAACTGGCATGGCAAGAAGCAGCTCTCAGGCTATGAGTGGGACAACTTCACCGTCATCGCCTTCGACCACCTCTGGCTGGGCGGGGCGGCCCTCCGTCTATGGGTGGCGACGGCGGACTACGGGTGGGTGCTGGCTCACAGCGTACCCTATGTCGGCAACTACAAAGGGCCGATCACCAACAGCCCGCAGCACTTCCTACGCTACGACATCCACAGCACGACTGGGGCGGGCACGCTCCGCGCCACCTGCTGCCAGTACTCGGTACTGGGCGACATCGGTGACAACGCAAACGTCCATTACAGCGTGGCCACATCCAACGTCGCCTGCAACAACACCAGTACGACCTACGCCCTGAGGGGCATCAAGAAGGCAGCGAACCACAGGAACATCGGCATCCGGCTCTCCCAGATCGGCTCGGCCACGGCGTCGATGAACGACACTGGCATCCTGTACCTCCTGAAGAACCCGACGCTGTCCGCCCCACTCACCTATGCTGCGGACCACAGCGTCGAGACGGCAACTGCTACGAACCAGACGGTGACGAGCCTCGGGGATATCATCATCGCCAGCCCGTCAGCACAAAGCGCAGTCGGCGCGATCGAAGGCGACTACCTCGGCTGGCTGACGCAGAAGATCAACAACACGTTTGATGAATATGTTCTCGCGTTCACACCACTCACAACGAACCAGTCCCTGCGGGGCATCCTCGCTTGGAAGGAGTACGGCTGATGACAACGTCTTTGAAGGGCGAGGTCGGCAACGTCCTGCTTCGCTACCAGAAGCTGGAAGACTACCGATCGAGCTGGCGGTCTAACTGGCAAGAGATCACCGACTACCTGCTGCCCCGTCGCGGGCGCTATCTGCTTGAGAACCAGAGCAGCAAGGGTCGCAAGCGGTCCTCGAAGATCGTCGACAACACCGCAGGCCAAGCCCTGCGGACCCTGTCAGCAGGTATGATGTCTGGCATGACCAGCCCAGCGAGGCCGTGGTTCCGCCTCGTCGTCGATGATGAGTTGATGGATCAGGCAGGCGTTAAGGCGTGGCTCGGTCATGCGGAGCTGGCGATGCGTCGTATCCTATCCAGCACAAATTTCTACAACATGGCCGCCACCGCCTACACAGAGCTGGGCGCGTTCGGCACGATGGGCGTGATCCGCCGCCAGCATCCGAGCAAGCTCGTCCACTACCGCCCCCTGACGGCGGGTGAGTACGCCATCGCCGAGAACAGTTTCGGAGAGGTGGACACCCTCGGTCGCAAGTTCACGATGACCGTCGCCCAGATCGTCGAGCAGTTTGTCATGGACAAAGCGAGCGGGAAGGAAGACTGGTCGAAGGTCAGCAGCGCGGTCAAGCGCCTGTGGGACCAGAAGAACTTCGACGAGAACGTGTCGATCATCCACATGATCCAGCCCCGACGCCCAGAGATGCGCGACGCCACCCGCAAGGACGGCAAAAACCGCGCCTTCATGGATGTCTACGTCGAAGAGGGCGCGGACAAAGAGGTCTTTCTGACCGAGAGCGGCTACGACAGGTTCCCTGCCTACTGCCCTCGCTGGGACGTTCTAGGCGGCGACGTCTACGGCGTTAGCCCAGCAATGGAGCAGCTCGGCGACATCAAGCAGTTGCAGCACGAACAGAAGCGCAAAGCTCAGGCGATCGACAAGATGGTCAGCCCGCCGATGCGGGCGCATACATCGCTGAAGGGCAGGCCTACGACGGTGCTGCCCAGCGGCGTAACCTACGTCGATCAGGTGGCAGGCGGCGTCGGGTTCGAGCCTTTGTACACCGTGCAGCCACGCATCCAAGAGATGATGATGGACATCCAAGAGGTCCAGTACCGCATCCAGCGCGGCTTCTACGCCGACCTCTTCGCCATGATGATCAACAGCGACCGACGGCAGATGACCGCTACCGAGGTCGCAGAACGGCATGAGGAGAAGCTGGTCCTGCTCGGCCCTGTCCTGCAGCGGATCAACGTCGAGTTCCTCGACCCGCTGATCGAGGACGTGTTCCTGTTCGCCCTGCAGGCGGGCATGCTGCCAGAACCTCCGCAGGGGCTGCTGGAAGCAGAGATCGACATCAAATACGTCTCGCTGCTGGCGCAGGCCCAAGAGGCTGTGGCTGCCGCGTCTATCGAGCGGACGTTCGGCTTCGCAGGCAACCTCGCTGCGGTCATGCCGGACATTCTCGACAACCTCAACGGCGACGAAGCCATCCGCCAGTACAGCGAGATCCTCGGCAACGGGCCGAACATCCTGCGCGAGGCCACCGACGTGCAGAAGCTGCGACAGCAGCGACAGCAGGCGATGCAGCAGCAGCAGGAGATGGAGCAGGCGGCTGTCATGGCGCAGACCGCGAACCAAGGCGCTCAGGCTGCCAAGGTGCTGTCCGAGGCTGACACCACCAACCCGAACGCCCTCGGCGCTCTGTTGCAGGGCGGTGGCGTCTGATGGCTCGCAAAGTTGTATATGACGCTGCTGATGCGGCGCAGGTGGCCGCAGCCGAGAAAGAGGCTGCGGATCGCCAGCAGGATCTGTCCTACATCCTGAAAGAGCCTAGAGGTCGCCGCTGGCTCTACGACCTGATCTATTCGAAGTGCCATGTTGACCGGCTCAGTCATGTGCCGAACGACACTCACACCTCGGCCTTCCATGAGGGTGGCCGG